ACGGACATTTCCGAAGCTGCTTTAGATCTGCAAGTCGGTACGTGCGCGCTCTCTTTCGACGAAGGCGACCAGGACAATCCGTTCGTCTTCCAGGCGATACCGCTCTCCGCGATCGAGCTTGAGGAAGGCCCGAACGGCACGATCGAGACGACGTGGATGTGCCGCGAGCCGCACGCGCGGAACCTGCTCCGCATGTACAAGGGCATGGAGCTGATCGACCTGCCGGAAGCGACGCAGAAGATCATCAAAGACGATCCTGAGAAGAAGCTCAAGATCATCCAGGGCGAAGTGTTCGACCCTGAGACGAAGAAATTTTACGGCGTGGTCTTGGACACCGCCGGCCCGACGATCATCTGGCGCTACGACTACGGCACTTCGAGCCCGACGATCGTGGCACGAGCCTCGAAGGTCGCGGGCGAGACGTATGGCCGTGGGCGGGTGCTGCTCGCGTTGAGCGACGCTCGGACTGTCGACCGCATGCAAGAGTTCGTTTTGACGCAGGCGGCCCTGCAGGTCGCTCCTCCGATGACGGGCGTGAGCGATGGCATTCTGAACCCATACACGGCCAGCCTCACGCCGAACACGATTATCCCCGTGGCGAGCAATGCGGACAATTCTCCGTCGTTGCGGCCCCTTGAGATCGGGGCGAACTTCAACATCACCGAGCAGATGATGAAGGATTTGCGCGAGCGCATACGAAGGACGTTGCTCGGGCCAGAGCCCAGCGAAGGTCCGGTAAAAAGCGCAACGGAAATTTCCGTCGCCGACCGTAACCGCCTCTGGGCGATGAACGGTGAGTATAACCGCATACAAGCGGAACTCCTCGCAAAGATCGTCGCTCGCGGGTTTTTTATTCTGACGCGCAAAGGCATCGTGCCGAAGATGAAGATCAATGGCCGGCAGGTCGCGGTCAAGTACACGTCCCCCTTCGCGAAGACGCAGAACACGGACGATGTGATCGCGCTGCAAGAGACCTTCCAGGTGCTCGCGCCGCTCGGCCCCGAAGCGCTCGCGGCCGGCCTGAAGACGAAAGATATCCCGGCATGGGTCGCGCGCAAAAAAGGCTTGCCTGAGTCGTTGATCATGACGGACGCGGATCGGCAGGCGCTCGTGAAAGCGGGCCTGGCCGCGCAGCAGGCTCAGCAGGCGAATCAGGTGCAGCAGAATGCGGCGATGAATCCGCAGCCGCCGAACACGACGAATCAGGCGCCGCTAGGACCGACACAGTAAAACATCGAGGAGAAGTCGATGGCCCTTGGAGAATGGCAAGAAGGCGATGACCCGTTCGCGACCGTCACGAAGTCGAACGAGCAGGTCATCCTCGACAAGAAGGAAAACGATCAGGCCGCCCTGATCTTCGCGCAGAAGTACCTGATGTTCGAGTCAGGCGTCGCGAAAGAGATTTTGGATTTTTGGACGCGCACAGTGCGCAGTCGCAAGATAGCGCCGGCCGCCAGCGCTACAGAGTTGGCGTACTTCAACGGCGTTCGCGAATTCGTCGAGGGGATACACCAGCAGATCGGGTTTGCTAAAAACGGCGGACAGTCGCCTTACACAGAGAGATAATACATGCCAGATACAGCTCCGGCCGCTCCCGCGGCACCCGTAGCTCCTGTAGCACCAGCACCGGCACCTGCCGCGCCGGCGCCAGTTGCCCCCGCCGCGCCTGCGGCTCCTGTTGCGCCAGCCCCCGCCGCGCCTGCGCCAGTTGCTCCGGCCACACCGGCGCCGACGCCCGCCGCGGAAGAGTCACTGCTCGATGGCGCTGCCCCGCCGGCTCCGGCCGCCGGTGTTCCGCCGACGCTCGAGGAAGCGCAACGGATCGTCGAGGCGGCCAAGCTCGCCGCTCAGCCGAACTCAGGACTCGCTTGGAATTTGAATGACACGACACCGGGCGTCGGCGAGAAGCCAGCCTGGTTCAAGAGCGACAAGTACAACTCGGTCGCGAAGCAGGCAGAGGCCTATGTCGCGCTCGAGTCGCGAATGGGTGCTTTCGTCGGTGCGCCGAAAGATGGCAACTACGAAATCAAGTTGCCGACCGGCGTCCAAGTCGACATGAAGCATCCGATGATGGTCGGGTTCAAGGACTGGGCCGTCAAGAATCAGGTCAGCAACGAGAAGTTCAACGACTTGCTCGGCCAGCTGGCCCAGTACGAAGCAGCGCAGGCGCCGAGCATGGCCGCCACGAAAGCTTCGCTCGGACCGGACGCGAACACCCGCATCAGCAACGTCGTGACGTGGGCCAAGGCGAACCTGGACCGGGTGGGCTTCGAGGCGCTTCGCACCGCGACTTCCGGTCATCAAGCGGCCGCAGCATTCAAGGCGTTCGAGCAGATAATCAACAAGAGCGGCCAGGTCCGCATGCCGAAGCCGGGCGACGACGTTCCGCAGGGCGGCACCGGCGGCCTCGCCGAGATCGACAAGATGCAGGCGGCCAAGAACGACAAGGGCCAGCGCTTCTACGAGATCGACCCGGCGTACCGTCAGGCGGTTGAACAGAAGCGCACCGAGTACTTCGCAGCGAACCCCGTTGCGAGAGACCGGCAAGGAAACCGCAGAGGATAGTAGATGGATTCGAGCCTTCTAGACACGGTTCCTGAGCCGACCAAGAACAGCCTCCTCGACAACCCAAGCATGGGTGTCGGGGCGGTCTACTTGATGCGGCATGGGAGCACCGTGCTCGATGTGACTCGACGCTCAGACGGCTGGCTCGACATGCCGTTGTCGGACGATGGCCGTCTGAGCGTGATCCCGGCGCAGCAGTATTTGAAGACGATCCCGCTGAAGACGATCGTGTGCTCGGATCTGAAGCGCGTGAAGGAAACGGCGTACATAGTCGCCTCCGGCACGTTGTCCAAGCCGGAAGTGGTTCCGACGCATGACGGCCGGACATGGAATCTCGGGATCATCGCCGGCACGAAGAAGCAGTACGGACGGCCCGAGGTCCAGAAGCTGATCGACTCGCCCGATACCGCGCCGATGGGCGGAGAGTCGTTCAACAGTTTCTGCGACCGGTTCCTGCCTTGGTTCAACGAGCAGGTCGAGAGCGCGACGCGCGCTGACCCGGTGCTCTACGTGGGCTCAGGAGCGAACCTGCGCTTGATCGGAGAGACGCTCTTTGGCGATGCCGATGCGCTGGACCTCGACGAGGGCGGCCTGGTTGCTCTCCACAAGACCGGCGAGAGCTGGAACTACGAGGTGGTCATGGGCGGCGAGGATTACGAAGGGGACATTTCTTAGAGAGTAATTTTAGGCGGCCTTCTCGCAAGGGCCACCGTGAATTACGAAGCGGAAACGCCGCGGGGACCTCGCAAGAGCCCGCGTGACGCCCGCCTAGAGTTAAGGTGAGAGAGGGCCGGAAACGGGACCCCGATCGAACTGCGCAGAGCTGCCGTGGAAGCCGGCCGAGTAGTTTTATCCCCCTTATATCAAATTGAGGATTTTCACATGTCAATCAACTTGGGTGGCGTCTACACGTCCACCACGGACGCCGCGATTGCAGCGTTCGATACCGAAGTCAAGCTGGTGTACCAGGGCGAAGGCGTGCTGCGCAGTTGCGTTCGCGTCAAGACCGGTGTGACCGGCCAGCAATACGCGTTCCGCAAGATGGGCGCAGGCATGGCCTATCAGCAGACCTCGTCCGCTGAAGCCATTACGCCGAACGACACCAGCCATAGCAAGATCTTCGCGACCTTGACCAACTGGCGCATCGGTGACTACACCGACCTGTTCGACCAGGCCGAGACGAATATCGACGAGCGCATGGAGCTTGCCAAGAGCTTCGCGAAGTCGATCGGCCGCGCCGAGGACCAGCTGATCATCAACGCGTTGAACACCGCGACCGGACTTGCCGGCGCTGTGACTGCCAACTACGGCGGCACGAGCACGGGCCTCACGGCCGACAAGCTCCGCCATGCCAAGCGTTACCTGATGCAGAACCAGGCCGCCGGCGGAGACCATTACCTCGCGACGACTGCGATTGGCCTCGAGACGGCTCTGGCTGAGATCGAAGTCACTAGCGCTGACTACCAGACGATGCGCGTCCTTGTGGACGCGAACTTGGACAACAAGAAGGCCTTCGGCTTCACGTTCAAGATCATCGAGAATCGCTTGGAAGGCGGCTTGCCGACGGCGTCGACGACTTGCGTGTACTCCTACGCTTGGGACAAAGCTTCGACCGGTCTCGCGACCGCCATCGAGCCGCAGTCTCGCGTGGACTTCATTCCGGTCAACGGGGCCTGGCTGAGCCAGTCGATTTACATGGGCGGTTCGGCAGTCATTGACGCGTTGGGCGTCGTGTCGATCAGCGTGTACGGCTCGTAAGCCATCACTTTATAATTTAGAGGTACACTACCATGTCATTCGGTGCATTCAATGCGAACCTGGCCCGTGCGTCTGTCGGTAACGACAACGCGCCGACCATCTGGACCTACCGGTCCACGGACGCCACTTCGGCCGCGACTCTCAACAGTGTGATTACTGCCTCCGGGTATTTCAACGCTGCTGCGAACCGCCTCAAAGTCGGCGATATGATTTTCGTCACCAGCGCGAACTCGACCTCCGGTTGGGCCGCGGGTCTCGTGATCGTCAAGTCGAACACTCGCTCGGTCGTCCCGCCCTTCGTGGCTGGCGTCGTCGATTGCTTTGACGCGACGGTCGTCAACGTGACTTTGAACAGCTACTAAGCTTGTCGGCGGGGGGACTAACACTCCCGCCTTCTTTAGAAACCCACACACCTTTCGGAAGGGACCAATGGCAATCGTTACTCTTGATGGCGTGATCTCCGGCATGCAAGCCGGATGGACATTCAACAAGGCAGTCACCCCGACTCTAGTCGCAGGCGTGCCCAATTCTTTATGGCTTCTCGGCGGATCTCCTGCCGCAGGCGTCGCGGCTCTCACCACCACAGTCGGCGGTGCGGCTCTCACTAGTTCCACGACCATACCGGCCGGCGCCCTTCCGCACTATAACCCGGCATCCGGCAAGAACGCGTATCTCGCTTCACTTTCCGCGATGATCGCCGGTCAAGCTGGCGTCTTGCAGCTGTGCGATCGGCTTCACCAGAACGCCACTCTCACGGCGGGCACTGCTCTTTTGGCAACTGCAACCACCGCGCAAGCGATAGTCAACTCCGCGCTCCCTGCGCGCGATGCGAACGGTGCGGTGACAGGCACCGGCGTGCTATGTGCCCTTGAGAATCAAGGCACGATGGGCGCGGCCACTTCGACCACTGAAACGCTCGTTTATAACGACGCCAACGGCACACTCGCCAATTCGGTAGTGTCGGCAGACGCTGCGGCCACGGCCTCCGGGCAGTTCTTTCGCTTTCCTTTGATATCTGGCGGTACAGGTGTTGCCTCAACCGTTTCAATTCAGCATCAAGCATCGTGGACTTCGGGCCAACAGGCGCTCGTATTGTACCGCGTGCTTGCTTCGATCATCATCACCGCAACTTTGGTTCCGGCGCAGATCGACGCGTTGACGGGTGGTTTCCCGCAACTGTTCAACGGCGTTGTGCCGTTCTTTGTATTCATTCCTTCAACTACTACAGCGTCAACGCTGCAGTGTGGTTTCTATAGAGAGACACAAGGCTAATGAGCACCGCAGGCGGCGGGTTTAAGGTTGGCGTCTCGTCTTGGCTGTTGCAGGCGAACGCCCGCGGCCTGTCTACGCTTGACTTCGTGAAGCAGCGCGCCTCCGCGCTGTCGCGCGTTGGAGAGGCAGCATGGGTCAACTTTTTCTTTCCGCCGCTCGCCGGGTCGCTCTCTAGCAACCCGACATGGATACCGAACTGGGTGCCGTTGCAAGTGGCGCTGCAGATGCCGGCGATCAAGCGACTGCAGCCCGGCTACGCGAATAACACGGCGCGGGCTAATATGAATTGGTTCATTGCGCTCGCCCAGGCAGAGGCCTCTGGCAACGCTGTTTGGGCGAAGTTTAGAGCCGGCACGAATCCGGGTTACGGCTTTGGGGGCCGCATTGTTGTTCAGTTGAAGATGGTGCCTGGTTATTATCAGCCGCTGTCGTACGACCAAGACTAATTTTCGCAGGAGAAGCTGTGAAGTCGATACTCGTGGTCGGATCGGCCCCGTGTCTCTATGACGACGTGGAGCGCGCGCAGAAGCTCCGCCCGTTCGCCTCGATGTTCCTCGTAAACGGCGCGTGCACAGCGTTTGAAAACGTCGAGCATGTGCTCGCCGGGCACGAAGAAAAAGCTGAGTTCTTCCAGCGTGAGCGCAAGGCGAAGTTCCCGAACGCGCAGCCCTGGAGGCTCCACGGGTGCACATGGGAGCATCGTCGCAAGGCCATGAAGGAGCTTTGTCCTTCCGTCACCGACTGGTGGCCGATCGATTACATGCTCCACGCGACATCGGCCAGCAAGGCGATCAAGATCGCGCTGACCGGGCTCGGCTACGATGAAGCGATTCTTTGTGGCTGCCCTATGGATGGTGGCGGCTATTTCCCCGGCGAGGCTGTTGTTCCTCACGAGACGGCCTGCTACCGCGTAGGGCACGACCGCGAGACCGGCACGAAGGCAGACGGAAAGCTCTGCGGCGGCCGCGTGATCACCCCGCCGCACAAGGGCGAGTATTCGACGCAGCCCGGCGCGCCGATGCTGACGCAGGAAACGAAGATCATCCGGCTGTACCGGACGCGATTCAAGGAGCTTGCAGAGACACCTCTGTTCAAGCACGTGTATTCAATGAGCGGGTTCACCCGCGATATCGTAGGCGAGCCACCTTCAAGGAATTAGCATGGCAGTTTCACCAGATCCAGGCAACAAAGACAGCGTAGCGCTCAACACGAAAGTGACGGCCGTGCAGACCGCGCTCGCGGCGGTACCCGTCGGCAGCACAAGTGCTGTTGCGCTGACGAAGGCTCTTGCGCAAGCGCAGGCCGAACTTGTGCTTCATTACGTCGGTGTCGGGCGCGTGAGTCCCGCCGCGGTCCTTTCGACTCTCGGCACGCCGCCGGACGGCGACATCAACAGCCTTACGCTGGCGTCGCGCGTCACGAGTCTCGCGACCGCGGTCTCAGCCGCAGTTGCAGGGAGCGCTTCGCAGAAGGCGCTGACGGTTGCGTTGGCCGCCGCGCAAAACGACTTGTTCAAT